GATATTCATTTGTCCGGTCCAGCTCTGTTGACAATGCTGTTTCCTCCTTAAAGATCTGGAGGTTTGCCAGAGTCATGTATAATACCTGTTCTGCATCCTTTAAGCGCTTCTCTTCTTCGATTACCGGCATAAGCCCATTCATTATATTGATTACCACGTTATCTATACTCATCTGTTCTGCCATTATTTTCCACCTAATCCTTTCTTGAATAAATTGATTTTCATGTTCAGATAAGGTATAATGGCCTCATCTGAATAAGATATAAGAAGCCCTGACAGCCGCCAAGCAATGGGGCTTCTTTTTATGATCGCACATACGTTCTTCCTTTGGGTTTTTATTTGCCGGGCTTAATCGCCCGGCTTATTTTTTCTGTTTTTCAACCATGCCAGTTTCTCGATCCGCACCTGATCCCACTCACTGGCCCATCGTTCCGTATCTATTTCTGTGTTTCCCACTACTTCAATTCTGTAACGGCCCCGCAGTCTGGCGCCGGAATTCGCATAGGCCGATACTGTCGCGCAGGCAATACCTAGCAACGGCGCCGCTTCTACAGCTGTATAATCTCCCATATATGTATCACCTTCATATACAGCAAAAATCTTTTTACGCGCCATGGCTCCCTCCTTACAGATATTTCCGTCCAGTAGACTTGTCCCTGATCTGAATCCTGCTGATAACCTCTAAGTCAACCAAAGCCGCTATGCTTTTAACCGTTTTTATAAACCATGTAATACGCTCCGGGATCCGATCTGCTTCGTCGATTGCTTCCGCTGCTGTCGGATCCGGATACCCTTCGCCGTTTTTTCTTCTCAATGTTTTATTCTCCCTTCGTTCAGTAATTATCAGTTTACTTATCCAAGTCTCTGCCACATATCGGGCAAAAATTTAATGGAATCCACTCATATGTTGCCGCAGAATCAGATGTTTGAATATCCATTTTCAACTGTTTTCCGTCAAATCTTATATCTACAACCTCGTCTTTTGCTATTGATATCGGAGTTATGCTACAGTATGGACATTTTATATGTCCTCTTTTCAAATTCATCACATCACCACCTCTAAATATTAATTATCCCTATTAATTCAGCTTCTCCAACACCAACAGTCTCGGCGCATAATAATGCGTCAGCCCGCCATATGCTCCCGCTGGTACCGCCACAACCGCCCGGTCCCCCTTCATGTAGATGTCCGCCTCAAACTTGATATGGCTTTTCTTAGCTTCCACCGGCACCCAGCTCAGAGCACTTTCTCCCGGAGGCACAACCGCAATCACTTCTCCGGTCTTGCGCACCCAGTTGCCGCCCGCCTGGCTCTCCCAGGTCACTGTATCGCCTACTTTAATCATCCGCTTCCTCCGTTAAATCTTAATTTTCAGTTTCATTGATTCCATAACAT